GAAAGTGAACATAACAATCTGACCCTGCATAAACATCGGTGTATTTTTGCCTTACGTTTCTTCCACTTGGCGCTTCGCCTTGTTCGTGGATTACCTCTATTCTTCTAAAATAGTTGGCATCTTTTATCAATTCAAACCAGGTTCTTTGTATCGGCTCAAATTCCCAAATATGTGTTGGTACTATTATTTTTAATTCCATAACTAAAATTGACTTGTTTCTCCTTCTTTTAACTCTCCCAAATGGTCAGCGATTAAATCTAATCTACCCCACCAATTTACGCCTAATATAGTTCTTGCATCATCTGCGAAGATTGGGTCTTCACTGCAAATAGTTTGACCGTTAACCGGTAAACCCCACCTAAATCTTAGTCTAAAAAACACATCTTTGTGAATAGCCATAAATCCGCAGGTAAAATAGTCAGCCCTTTGCCATCCATTTACAATTTCGTGAGGGTAAAACATATAAGTTGCCCCAGAGTGAACGCCCCGACCTTTTACAATTCCCGATTTTAGCTTATATAGATTATTGTCAAATAGTTTGGCTTTTGTGTCAGTTGGAATTATCACATCGCTATCTATGAATAGAATATAATCAAATCCGCCTTGTTGGGCAAAATCTAAGCACATATTACGAGCTATGCAAATAGGAGTTAATCTGGCGTTTTGGTCTTGGTCAAATTTGCGCTCATTCTTGCCTGCTCCGTTAAATATCCATTCTTGGGTATAATCTACATCTAAATCGCTTGGAATATTACCTTCGTAGTTTAGGAGTATCTGTTCAAAACCTGCCGCTCTAATCGCTTCTAAACACTTTTTTAGTGAATAGTCCTTAAAATCTGTGCAAATTACCGCTGCTAATATCTTCATACTTAATAGATAAATGTTCCTCCAAATGTACCATCGCTTGAGTCTGCAAAAATCACTTCTTTAGTTCTGTTATTAAACACTCTAAAGACTACCTTAGTTCCTGTTGCCTCAATTATGTACTTAATCTTGTCGTTTGGTTTTAGCAGATAACTTGAGCCTATTATCATCTTTTGGTCGTTTAGACTTACCATTTGAACTCCACTTTTGCCTGATGTTTCCCAACGTACATTTATATCTTCTTTGAATGTGCTTGGGGTTGGGGTTGGTTCTTTTGGTTTTGAGCAGCCTAACAAGACTACTGCAAAAAGTATGCTTAGTTTTTTCATATTGTTTGAATGACTTAAAATACCTTTTAGGGTACAATTATAGTTAATAAGCGATATATCATACCATTTAGGGTATAAAGTAATCTATTCTCCAATTTTAGCCGCTTTAATCAAAACCTCCTCCAGAATCTTCTTGACTGATTTATCTTGCTCAATAGCTTTAAGTTGGTAGTGCTTGACTACTTCAGTTGGTAGGTCGAGTACCTTTCTTTTTCTTTCTTTTGACATAATGCAACAAATGTAAAATAATATTCTTAATAAGAAAATATTTTTAAAAACTATCTATTCCCTCCAACTCCTTAACCCTCTTTTCGGCTGATTCTAAACGATTTGCGAGTTCTAAAATATTTTTGTTTAATTCCAGATTTCTTGCTTTGGTTGCCATTTCTGATAGATATAGTTGCCCTATATGCTGATGAACGGACACTAAATCTGTAAGAATCTTTTCGGCTTTTTCTTTCCGCTCTCCACTTGCTTGTTCTGCGCTATTGTGTAAGATAGTGATGACGTTGCCTAACTTACTTACTATATGTAAGGTCTTAGCTTCTTTTTGTTCGTCAAAGGTCATCTGTGCCTTGAGAAGATATAGCTGCTCAAAGGTTTCTTCGTATGCTTGTTTGTAGTTCATTATTTTATATAGCTAAATATGTGAGCAATCACATCAATAGTCCAACCATTCCCTAACATTCTATACCTTTGAGAATCTGAAACGTGAGCGGTGTAGTTGTCTGCAACAGTTTGTAATCTTTCGCATTCAATAGGGGTTAGTCTGCGTATGCGTGATGTGTTAATCATTGTGCTGCCTTTTGGTAATTGAGCTTGCAATGCAGGGCTTATTCCATTAATATCATAAATTCTATCTTGTTGGTAAGGCTGTGTTCCTTCATTTGATTTATTGTTGGTGCTGATTTGTTTAACTTCTCTAATCTCAATTGCATTAGTATTTCCTGTATCCAAATAATAAGTTTCCCCACCATTATGAACACCTCTTTTATAATTTGAAGTAAGTGTAGATGTTTTATCGCTACCGTCATTATACTTTACATTTTCAACTCTTTCGTTTTTTGCTCTTTGTAAATAACCAATAGCCTTCTCGCTTAAAAAATACTTATCATCAACCTCGCTTTCCAAAACATCTTTAAGTAATGTCCCTTTGTCTTTTGGTTGTTGAATTATGCTTTCTAAATATCCAAACAATCCACTTGGCTTCATTCCAATATTTGTCCAATAGATACGTTTGCGATTTTGAGCCGAAACCAAAGCAGAATTAATATGGATGCCGTTTACTCCTATAGCTTTACTTAAAACCTTTTCCCACTTTTCGCCCATTTCCACGTTTTCAAGTAAAAAGTATTTAGGTTTAACTTCGTTTAACAATCGCATAAATTCCCAAAATAAATAAGATTGTCCTTCAAATTCGTAACCTTCTGCCTTCAATTCCAAATAGTGTTCTAAGGTCAATATTTCAGTTTCGCATTTAGTACTCATTCCTTTGCGTTTACCGGCAAAAGAGAAACTTTGGCAAGGAGAGCCACCCATAAGTAAATCAATCTTTGGCAACTTATAACCGTCAACATCTAATACACTACCCAATTGGATAGTATTAGGATAGTTTTTTTGAGTTACTTGAATTGCGTACTTATCAATCTCGCTTGCAAAGTATTTATTAACTTTTATTCCAACTCTCTCAAGAGCTTGTTGCCCGCAAGACATACCGTCAAATAGGCTTAATACGTTTATATTTTTCATTAAAATGGTGTTTTAGTTTCACTTGCAAATCCTATAAATTCTCCTGCTTCTCTTATCTTTTTTCCTTCTCCAGCATAGCAGATTTTGCCTTCTAAGGTTTCTCTGTATCTTGACTTTCTCCAATCAAATTCTAAAAATCCAATCAAAGGTTTAGCCTTTCCAATAGTGTCGGGTTTGATTTTAGAAAAGTAAACATCTGTATCGTTTTTCTCTTTATCTGGCCAATCTACCGAGCAAATTACTTTTCCATTTCTATACCAACTTGCCCCACCGCTTATATCATTTGCATCTGGTATTCGCCTTTTCTTCGTGTCCTTGTCAAATTCTACGTTCTTAGGATGGGCTATTGTCATAAAGTGCCTTTGCTTTAATTCTGCTAACTCGTTTCGGTAGCTTAAGACATAATCCAAATATTGGTCTTCCCTACCTTGTATATCGTGATAGAGGTTCTTCCAACTATCAATAAAGCAAGTGTTAACAATTCCGTTTTTATCTTCATACTCGCAAGTAAAGTTCCAAAGGTCAATAGGGGAAAGTGGTTTTTTAGCATCTTCTTTTCCTGCAATCAAAAAGTAAGTATCTATCCAAGCCGTTGCGTTTATCAAATCTAAGTCAGTAATTGAGTTCTCGTAGCCTCTAAAACTTCTACGATAATACTTAACTAATAGTTTGCGTCTAATCTCGTTATAAGAGCCGATGTCAGGAGCGTAAAGTAAATGTCTTAACCCAAAAACTTCTGATTGATAGAATAGTAATTCAAGCCCAAACTCGGTTTTACCACTTGCGGGAGTTCCTGTTATGTCGGTTACGCCATCCAAAGCAAACTGAAATACACCATTTAAGCACTCAAATCCTGCGTAATTCATTCCCGCTCCGCCTGTCTTATGGAATACTTCAAACTCTTTTCGTTTGTCGTTGTAATCAATTATTTTAACATTCATTAAAAACCCCTTTCTTTAAATTCACGAATCTTACGCTCGGTTTCCGTTTCTTCGATATGGATGTTAAACTTTAATTTACCTTGAAGTTCATCTTTACTTGCCCATCCTTGAATAGCTTTTACCCAATTAACATATTTGTTACCTTCTCCAGAGTATCTCTCGGCTGCTTCGTAGTAGTGTTTAAGTTTTTCTTTACTC